CAAGCACAACTTGGTGTTAATAAAGCTGAATGGAAAGCTTTACAAAAAATAGCAGGTGATAAAGAATTTTTAAAATTAAATACTCAACTTAAAAAATCTGAAACAACTGCTCAAACATTAATTAGAAACCAATCAAAAGAACAAGAAGTTTTTTATAAGTCTGTTTTAAAAATAGATAATGATATAGCTAAATTAAAAGCAGATAGAAAACTTATTAAAAGTGATGTTATTGGTTTAATAGATAAAAAGAAAGCTACTAAAAGTATTTCAAATAAAATATTAAAAATTGAAAAAGCTGAAGTAGCTAGACAAAAAGCATTTGATAAAGCACAAACAGAATTATGGAAAAAAAATTCTATTATTTCTAAAAAAGTAATAGATGAAACTGTTAAACGAGATGTTTTATTTTTAGAAAAACTTTGGAAACAAAAAGGATTAACAGAAAAAACTGCTCAAGTAGTTTTATCAGCAAGTATTAGACCTTTAATGGGTGCTGCAACTGCTTATGGTTTTGGAAAACTTTGGGGTCCTGATGATGCTAATTTAAGTAGATGGATGTTAGTGGGTGCTTCATTAGGAGGTATATCTAAAGGAATACAAGCTAGTAAAGTTATACCTGGTACATCTAAAAGTACAATACAAAATTTATTATATAGAGATGGTACTAAATATGCTTTTCAAAAAGTTAGAGAGTTAACATCAACTACTACTTCAACTAAACTTGCATCAATTGGTGGTTCTACTGAAAAAATAGGATTACAATTATTAGAAGGAATAGATAGTTCTGTTGCAAAAAATTCTATAACACAAAGAGCAGATAATTTATTAAGGCAATGGCAACTAAGAACAGCTAATGTTAATAGACCTTATTCTTTAAACGAACAAGCAGCAGCTTTATCAATTATTAGAGGTTCAAAACAAAAGGTATTTAAAATTGGAGGAAAGGATGTAACTAATAGAGTTAATACTCTTGCAAGTAAATTAGAAAAAGAATTAATTGATTTTAAAAAATTAAGAGAAGAAGCTGGTATATTTTCTTTAAATGAAAAAAGTGGTAAGTTAATGGAAATAAAAAATTATTTTCCTAGAGTATATGATTATTCAAAAATTAAAGAAAACCCTAAAGAATTTGAAAAAGTAATAATAAGTATATTTAAAAGTTTAGGTAAAAATGATAAACAAGCAAAACAAAGTGCAATGTCATTTTCAAAAAGTTTATTAAATCAAGATGATACTATTGTTAATCAATTAGATATAGATAATTATGTTCAAGGTATTTCAAAAAAATTAGGAGTATTAAAAAAAAATCCTTTAAGTGAACATATTACAAAAGCTAGAATACTTGAAGGTCCTTATGCTAAAGTAGAAAAAATTTTAGAACAAAATGGTTATTTAGTAAATAATGCTAATGATGTATTATTTAATTTATATAATCGTTCTATGAAATCAATTGCTTTTTCAGAAAAATTTGGTAATAAAGGACAAATGTTAAAACCTTATATTGATAGCATAATGAAAAAATATGAAAATGCTGTAGGAAAACAATTTGGAATTACACAAGAGAATTGGAAAGCTAAAGCTTTAACTGAAATAAGATTAGTAACTAATACTATTGATGGTTATTTTGGTAGATATGGTACAAAACAATTAGGTGTTAGTAAATCAATAGCTGGTACATTAGCAACAGTATCTAATTTAAATATGCTAGATAGAGTTACTATTGCATCACTTGGTGATTTAGTACAACCTTTTTCTAACTCAGCTAATTTTACATCTTTTTTTAAAGGTGCATTAAGAACAGGATTTACTCAATCGAGAGAAACAGGTGTAGCTAAAAATTTAAATTTAAATTTATCAGATGAAATTCGTGGATGGTTACAAAAAACAGGTAGTAAGATAGATAAAAAAAGTACTGCTAGAACTGTCATGGGAGAAGAAGCAGTTTTAAAATTTGATGATGCTACTCAAGCAGCAAATGTTATGGGTAAAATGGGTCCATTAAGAAAAGTAAATGAATGGGGTTTTAAAATTATGGGTCTTCAATGGTTAACTGGATTAGCTAGAAGATATGCATATAATGTTGGAGCAGTCGATGCTTATACAAGTGCAAATAAATTAGCTAAGTTTGTTAGTGCTAATGGTAATAAAAGTTTAAGTTCTGGTAAAGGATTAAAATTAGTTAGAGATTTAAATAGATATAGTATTGATGTTCAAGATGGTTTAAAATTAGGTTCATTTAGTAGTTTTGATGAAGCTGTTGCAAATAAAGCAGTTAATAAAGTATTAAATCAATCAGGTATTCTTGCTGCAAATAGAGATGCTTTAATACCTCAAGTACAAAATAGATTATTATTTGCTCAAAGTAGAAATCCTTGGGTTAGATTAATGGGTCAATTTACTTCTTGGGCTATGGCTAAATCATCACAAACAAATAAAATGTTACAAAGAATTGAAAATGGTGAAGCTAGACAAATGGTAAAATTATTAGCTGCTTTACCTGTATATGGTGGTATTCAAATGTTAAGAGAAATTGCTAAACATGGTGAAGTTATAACTGACCCAGCTTATAATGAAGATAAATGGTGGGCTGAAGCTTTAAGATTATCAGGAATGTCAGGTATACTTCCTGAATTAGCTGTTGGAAGATTAACTGGACCAGGTTCACAACAACCATGGTTTATACCTTTTCCTGCAGCTAGTGTTGCAACTGATATTGGAAAAGTTATACAAGATACTTTGGTAGGAGATACTGATAAAGCAATGAAAAGATTTTTAGATAAGATTGTTCCTTTACCTACTTATAGAAAATGGATAATGGATTTGTTTAGTGGTGTTGAAGTAACTAAAACATATGGTAAAAATAATGTAGATAGTACTGATAATACAATTAAACCTAGAAAATTTTCTGATGGAGGTGTTGTTATTAAAAGAAAAAAATATGCAACAGGAGATTTAGCTTTATCCAATCTAGAAGGTGTTAAAGTTATTACAAAAGATAATAGTAAACTTACAAACAATGATAAATATATTGTTGGAGATAATTTAAATTATGATTTAAATTTTAAAAGTGAAAAAGTAATAGAAAAAGAACCTATGAATAAAAAAAATTAACTACAATGGCTAGTGCTGCAGTAATAGCTGCAACAGGAGCAACAGCAAATATAGATAATGAAGTAAATAACTATGTTGATAAAATTAAAAACTATGAAGGAACAGGTAAAGTTATTATTGTTGATGGTAAAAAATATTTTAAAAATTATAGATTAGGAGATGAAGAATTTATTACAAGTGGCTATGGTTTTTATAATAAAGATAATAAAGAAGGTGGAATGGTTTCTGAAGAGAAAGCCATGAAAGATTTAAAAAATAACATTAAATTAAAGTTAATACAAACTAAAAAGAATATTAAAAACTTTGATAGTTTATCTAATAATTTAAAAAAGAATATAGTATCATCATGGTATAGAGGTTCATTATCAGGTAGTCCTAAAACTATTAGATTAATTAATGAAGGTAAATTTAAAGAAGCATCAGTAGAATTTTTAAATAATGATGAATATAAAGCAGCAGTTAAATCAGGTTCAGGTGTTGCTAAAAGAATGGAAGATGTTGCGAATGCAATTAAAATGGAAGCACTAAAAAAAAAGGAGATATAAATGCCATTTGAAATGATAACAATGTTAGGGTCTACAGTACTCGGAGGAGTAATGAGTATATGGTCGCAAAGCATTAAAGCAAAACAAGCAGAACAAAAAATGCTTATACAAAGAGCAGAAGTACAACAACAAGGTTTTAAAGAAGCTAGAGAATATGATAACAAAGGTTTCCAATGGACTAGAAGAATCATAGCATTGACTGCTGTATTCGCTATAGTACTATTACCAAAACTTATGCCTATACTATCACCAGATACAAGTGTGATTGTAGGTTATTTAGAATTTAGACCTTCGTTTTTCTTTATACCAGAAAAAGAAATAATGAAATGGGTAACACTATCTTCTAATAGTTTTGTTATTACACCATTAGATACTAACTTAGTATCAGCTATTATTGGATTATACTTTGGTGGTTCATTAGTTAAAAAATAATGAGAGATACTAAACTTATTAATGCTTATGTTGAAAAGATAAACAAAGATAAGAAACAAATGGAACTGTTTAAGAACTTAAAGAAAGAAGTTGAAACAGGTGCTAATGGTACACAAGATTATATAATTAAAAAAGGTATTAACAAAGATAAGAAAGCAGAAAAGGTATGAAACATATAGTATTATTTATTTATCATTGGTCTACTTACTTAACAAGTTGGTCATGGCAAAAGTTATATGGTAATAGAAAAACAGGATTAGGATATAAAAAATGAACATCGCAGAATTATTAAAAAAAAATATTGTAATGGTTCCTATTGTTGCTTCATTAGTTGTTGGAACATTTACAGGTGTTCGTTATATTGTTAATCTTACAGATACTATTAATTCAAATGAACAAAGACTAACAAATCTTGAGAGAGATTTATCTGTTGTTAAAAAAGAATTAGTTGATATTAATACTAGACTTTCTTCTGCTGAAGCTACATGGCAGATGGCAGAAAATTTATATAGACAACTAGCAGACCAAGTAAGAGAACACAGCTACGACATTAAGGATTTAAACAGGTAATGTATGGAGGTTCTCAGGATGAATTATTATTTTACAGGGATATTAATTTTAGCAATGGTTATATTAGCATTGTTTGTAGAACCTGCATATCCTCGAAACGAATATCTTAATGAGTATGGTGTAAGATGTGGAGAAGTAGACTTTCGTATTGAAGATA